CTCTTGTGAAATCTTTCTCTTATCAAACTTTAATTTTTTGGCCATAGCCTCAAACCAAGAACTATAAGGTTTATACCCTTCGTTTTCTATTTTTTGTTTTATTTCTTCAAAGTTTCTTTCACTAACTTTTATATCACCATAATCAATTGTAATATCTGCATCTATGTAATCACCTCTATTTAACATATAATGAACAATATCATCACATTTAATTAGTCGTAAATCTTTAGAGTATCTTGGATCTCTAAACCAATACATTTCAGTTATTCTAAAGTCATTCATTCCTTTAACTGCCTGACTGTAAATAGAATAATAAATTGGGTCAAATCCGTTTGGTGTTGATATTACAATAACTTTACCTCCTGTTGAAAGGGATGCCATACATGCAGACCAAAAGTCTTCATCTGCATTTATATATGCCGCCTCATCAAAAATAAGTATTGTTGGTGTATAACCACGTAAGGCATCTTTTGATGTTGCAACCGCCTTAACCTCACAACCATTAGTTAATTTAAAGTGTCTTTGTGAGTTTTTTTCGGAAGAAAATCCAACCCCCATCCATTTTGGCCATTGGTCAACAAATGCACGGACTTTATTTGCCATCTCAACGGCAGTATCCATTTTGTTTGCAATGATTAGGATTTTTTCGGGTTTTTTCTTGTTTGCAAATACCAACCTTTTCGATGCCCATGCAGATGTTACTGTAGATACTCCGGCTTGTCGGTATTTTAGTGCTATATTTTCCTCACAAGTGTCATAATCTTTTACAAGAGTTACTTGATCATTAAATAACTCTAAAGGTACGTACTGTGATTGTGTGTTGTCGTAAGTTTGTAAATAGGTTTTTAATGCGTAAGGAGTATCATTTACACATTTGGCATATTCTAATAAGGCTTGTTCCTTTGATAACGACATTCATTAGGTTTATCTTTTATTTAAATTTTTTAATAAATCTCTTTTACTAAATTCAGGATAAAGATGTTTTTCAACTAAACTCATAATATTCTCTTCAAGTTTTTTTACTTGATCTTCTTGTTCTTTTGTTTCTGTTTTCTTTGTTTTTCTTGTTGGTAATCCTTTGTGTTTTGTTTTTGCGAAATCTTTAACATCTTTTTGTTTCATCTCTTTTGCCGCTTCACCTGCCTTACCTTTTTTAGGGGTATCTCCTTTTTGCATTCCTCTTACAATACCAAAAAATTGTTGTTGTTTTTTTGACATTGCTTTTTCTTTAACTTCTTTTTTCTCACCTACTTTTTCTTCTTCACCAATCTCAACATTTACACCTTTATCTGTGTATTGTTTTATTTGTTCCGGGGGAGTTCCAACTTTCATTTTTACTGAACCTTTTTGTTCTTTAACTACCTTCTTATAAAGTAAATTTAGTTGGTCATTAGACATATTTTCTAATGTTGACATAGAAATACCTTCGTGTAATAATCTTGCAATTTTAGGGTTAATGTGTTTCATCGCTTACTAAATTTTTCTCCCATTTTAATACGACATCTCTTTCGTATAATTTATTTTCTACACTTTCAACACTATCTCCGTATTGAAATACTAATCTTTTTCTTTTGTGAATTAAAATATCATCACTATCAGATCTTTCCCAAGCTAAAGCAATAACTCCTTCAATGGCGTCATACACACCAAAAAAATCTGAGTTTTGAATTAACGTTAAATTTATTTCTGAATTTTTTAAAACACCTACCTTTCTTATATATTCAACATTAGGTGGTAGTGGTTTACCTGCCGCTGGCTCTGCATCCCAATCTTCACCCCAAACATCATCAATATCAGAAAAGATAAATTCGTAAATATTATCTCCCCTGTAGTTAGGACCCAATTCATTTACATAAACTAAATTCATATAATTCTACCTCTTGGTGTTACTTTAACTTGTCTACCGTTTTTAGTGAATAATAAATTTTCTTGACTTGTTTTACCAACAAATTTATAGTTTTCGTTTAATAATGATACCCCTAAATCCATTTGTTTTTTTGATTCACTCATATTAATAACTTCATTTTTAATTTTTAAAGTTTTAATTTTTTGGTTCAAGTATTCTTTTTTAATTTTTTCTTCTAAAACTGGTTTTTCAGATTTTTTAACATCAAAGTAACTCATAAGTAATCTTTCAACCTTAGACTCAGCAACTGGAGGTTGTGCTGGGACTTCACCCATTGCAGGTTCTTCCATTCCTGGTTCCATACCTGGTTCAGCACCCATTTCAGGTTCTTCCATATCCATACCTTCCATATCTAAATCACCTTCTCCTTCTTCACCATAAGATTCATATTGTTCTAATTTGTCCAAAATATCATCTCTATCTTCATCGTCAAGTTTAGTTAAATCAATTGCCGATAATATTGAATTTACAACATATTTAATGTCTTGAGAATCTAAACCTTTTTCTTTATCAAACATTCTAATTTTTTGACTCAATCTTCCCGTTAATTTTTGTATAGTTTTAAGACCAACAGGACCCATTTCTTCTTCATCTTCTCCCATGTCAGGTTCTTCCATACCTGGTTCAGCACCCATACCAGCATCAGCTCCCATACCAGCATCAGCTCCCATACCAGCATCAGCTCCCATACCAGCATCAGTACCCATACCCGCTGGTGGTTCAGCTCCCGCCGGTGGCATATCCATTCCTGCCGGTGGTTCAGCACCTGCTGGTGGCATATCCATACCCGCTGGTGGTTCAGCTCCCGCCGGTGGCATATCCATACCCGCTGGTGGTTGAGCTCCCGCCGGTGGCATATCCATACCCGCTGGTGGTTCAGCTCCCGCCGGTGGCATATCCATACCCGCTGGTGGGACATCCATTCCCGCTGCTGGTGGTTCTGCTCCCGCAGGAGGAGTTGCGGATTTTTTATTTTTTAATACAAATTTTTGTTCACCAATTAAAGGAATTTCTTCTTGATATCCTGTAAGTCTATTTGATTCTTTTACGATTAAATTTAATCTTTTTAATGCCTCTGAATATGATCTGTAATATTTTCTACTTTTCATATTATCCAAATATTCCATTGGTGCTTCATTTAACGATTTTTTAATAATATAACCGTTTTTTTCTTTTACTATTCCGTAAGTGTATCCGTCAGATATTGTTTTATGATATTGTAATGAATTAGTCTCCTCTTCTTTAATTGGATTTAAAGTTTCGTTATATCTAGCAATCTCCATGATGCGTTTGATTTTATCAATTCCTCCTAATTTTTCACTCCCTAAAGGTCTTAAATCTCCCATGTTTTGTTTTTTACTTTTTTTATTAATATAAAAATTAAGGCAAAAGCCTACATATAAATATATCGTTATATAAGAATTTATTGTTTATTCAATATTTTCTTGTTCTAACGATAATTTTTTATCTACAAACTTGTTTTTAAAGTTTTCAAGTTTTGCAATATATCCGTTTCTTCTTAAAAATTTAAATACTAAATTCTCATAGGAATACTCACCTTCCTTTTGTAATCCACAAGTTCTGTATTTTCTAAGTTTTTCTCTATACTTTTTTACAAGTTTAACCGCATCATCAATATCCTCATCTTCGGCGTTTTCTAAAACACCATCAATAATATCCATCCATTGATTTGATTTACTAATTAATTTTTTCTTATCTACTTTAAAATTTTCTTTTTCTGGTTTTTTTAACCATTCGTTATTTAGTATTGAATATATACCTTGAATGCTATTTTCCTCATTAGAATCCTGAACAAAAAGTTCCGTTTCGTATCCTTTAATTCTTATATCGTGAGCAGCATTGAATACTGTCTTTTTTAATCTAAAAAGTTCTTCAGTTAATTTTTTATTTTCCGATTCATTTAAATCAATTAAAACGTGTATATCAAAATCGGAAAACTCACTCCAATTATACCCAACAAGAGATCCAACAAAAATTATATCTTGGATGAAAAGATCTGTATCTAAATATTCTATAAAAAGATTGGCAACTTTTAATAATCTTTCCCTTATTTCGGGTTTTAATTTTACTTTTTTAGGGTCTTCAGGATTATCCCATAAATCAGGGTTAAAAGTTTCTTGTAAATAAAAACTATTGATAATTTTTTCGGTACTCGCCATGTATATAAATATGGCGTGAAAATTATTTATCTAATTTTTTATATTTGTAAGTTTTTGCAATTGATGTGTTAAAAAACTTACCTTGCGAATCGGATAATCTTAATTGAGCAAAAATATTATGAGGAACATCATCATATTCGTATTTTATACCATTTTTAAATTCAACAACCAATTTTTTAGACTCTGTGTCATATTCAGTTGTTTTTAAATTACTTGAATCAATTTCACAAATAATTTTGGTCCCTAATATTTCAGTTTTTTTAATAGCCATAATCGTTTTTTTTACATTATATCATATAAAAATAAAAAATCCACCATTTGGTGGATTAAAAACTAAAATAAGAACAGTTTATTTTAAACCTTTAATTTTATCTCTCAATTTGATTGCATTCTCAAAATCCTGTTTTTTTACACATTCATCTAGTTCTTTATTAAGTTTTATAAGTTCTTCTCTATTTTTTTCTAAATTTTTAATTTTGTCCCTTAACTCTACTGCCTCCTCAAAATTTTGCTCATCAACAGCAATGTTTAATTTTTGTTTCAATAAAGACACTTCGTCTTGTTTATTAAGGTCCCCACGTTTATTTGTAATGTAGGTAAATGTGATACTTCCATCTTCAGACTTATAGTTTTTTCTTTCCCATTTATCACCATTTAAAAATGGATCTGACGACCATAGTTCGTTAAATAATTTTTCAAAATTTCTACTAAACATAATTTTATTTTTTTTATAAGTTTATTTTGGTATGATTTTACACCAATTAAATGCCAAACAAATAAAGTATGACAAAATGTCAGTATATATGACAAAATTACAAAAACATAAAAAACATTGATTATTATATGTTATTATATTAAACTTTAACTAAATAAAAAATTAAAATTTTAAACAATGATTGAATCTTACGACGACATGGATAAATCAAAAAATAAACAACCTGAAACAAAATCAAAAACACCCGTTTTAGATAATTTCTCAAGAGACTTAATTAAATTGGCAGAAGAGGGTAAGTTGGACCCTGTTGTTGGTAGAGAAAATGAAATTAATAGAATTGCTCAAATTCTTTCAAGAAGAAAAAAAAATAACCCCATAATACTTGGAGAACCCGGTTGTGGTAAAACGGCAATTGTTGAAGGTTTAGCCAAAAAAATATTTGAGGGAGATTGTCCGCAAAACTTATCGGGTAAAAGAATTGTTTCGTTAGATATGACATCAATTGTTGCGGGAACAAAATATAGAGGTCAGTTTGAAGAAAGGATGAAAGTTATCATGGAAGAGTTGTATAATAATCCTGACATTATAATTTTTATTGATGAAATACATACTATGATTGGTGCTGGTAATTCTTCAGGATCAATGGATGCGTCTAACATCTTTAAACCCGCATTATCAAGAGGAGAACTTCAATGTATTGGAGCAACAACATTAGAAGAATATAGAAAAAATATTGAAAAGGACGGAGCACTTGAAAGAAGATTTCAGAAAGTTATGGTTGACCCGTCAACTAAAGAAGAAACATTACAGATTCTTCAAAATTCAAAAGATAGATATGAAGACCACCATAAGGTAACATATAGTGATGAAATTTTAAAACTATGTGTTGAGCTAGCGGACCGTTATATTACAGATAGAGAGTTCCCTGATAAGGCATTTGACATTGTTGATGAGGTTGGTGCAAGATCTCAAGTAGAAATTAAATTACCTGAAATTATTGAAGACTTAAAACGTCAAGCTCAAGAAATAAAAGAAGAGAAAGTTAGAGTCATTAATAGTCAAAGATACGAAGAGGCTGCAAATCTTAGAGATAAGGAAAGAAAAGTCCTAAATGATTTAGAAAGAGAAAAGGCCGAATTTGAAAAAAATAGAAACCTATTTAAAAGGGAAGTAACCGAAGACGTTGTTTATGACGTTGCATCTTTAATGACAAAAATACCGATCTCAAAAATTTCAACCGACGAAACAGAACAACTAAAAACTTTAAAAGATACTTTATGTACTAAGGTTATTGGTCAAGACGACGCTGTTGCAAAAATATCAAGATCAATACAAAGAAATAAAGTAGGTTTGAATGACCCAAAGAGACCAATATTCAGTGGATTACTTATTGGTAATTCAGGTGTTGGTAAAACTGAGTTGGCAAAACAATTAGCAAAACATATGTTCAACACTGAAGATGCACTTATTAGATTGGATATGAGTGAATTTTCAGATAAGATTGCAACATCTAAATTAACAGGAACATCGCCAGGTTATGTTGGTTATGAAGACGGTTCACCATTCTTAAATAAAATTAAA